ATTAATTTCCTACAATCACTAAGAGATATGTTGGCTGGTCATGCACAATCTAAAGTGAATATTACTACGAAATGGGACGGTGCGCCTGCTGTATTTTGTGGCATCAATCCAGAAAATGGTAAGTTCTTTGTTGGCACTAAAGGTGTTTTCAATAAAAATGCCAAGTTGAATTACACCGATGAAGATATTGATAACAATCACCCATCAGAAGGTCTCAATGCAAAATTAAAAGTTGCTTTGCGTTACCTGCCTAAGTTAGGCATTAAAGGCGTATTGCAAGGTGATATGATGTTCTCTAAAGGTGATTTAAAGAAACAAACAATTGATGGTGAAAACTATATCACATTTCAACCAAATACAATTGTCTATGCTATACCAGCAAATTCAAAACTCGCTGCTTCAATGCAAGCTGCACAAATAGGTATTGTATTTCATACTTCATATACAGGTAAAACAATTGAAGATATGAAGGCATCATTCAACATTGATATTGGTAGATTATCATCAACAAAAGATGTTTGGTTTCGTGATGCATCATTTGTTGATGCTTCTGGTTCAGCAACATTCACAGAAGATGAAACAAAAGACCTGACTGGCATTTTATCACAAGCAGGTAGAATGTTTCAAACAATTTCATCTTTAACAATTAATCGTATTGCATCTAATGAAACTATCAGAGTTCAGATTGCAACATTCAACAACACCAAAGTTCGTTCTGGTGAAAGAATTAAAGATACACAAAAACATACAGCAGAGTTAATTAAAACAATCGAAGCAAAATTAAATCAACACGTTCTTGATGCAAAGAAAGAAGATACGAAAAAGAAAAGAGTTGCTGAGAAGAATGAAGTTATGCGGTTCTATCGTAGTAGTGCATCAGAGTTGCGTAAGGTATTTGACTTTATGAATTTGATTGTTGATGCTAAGTTGAAAATCATTCGCAAGTTGGAAACTATTCGTGATGTTGGTACATTCATTAGAACTGAGGATGGTTTTAGAATTACTGCACCAGAAGGTTTCGTTGCAGTAGATAGATTAAAAGGCAATGCAGTTAAATTGGTTGATAGATTAGAATTTGCACACGCCAACTTTAATGCAGCTAAGAATTGGGACAAATAATGGCAGATAAAAAATTCGATTTAAATTCCATTATGGCCGAATATGGCGATAATGATTTTGGTTTCACAGCAATAGATGAAGATGAATACAACTCTGTTATTGCCGAAAAAGAAGAAACAGTTGAAGAATATAAGGCACGGTTGCATGAAGTAGAGAAGTTAATTCTACCATTTTTAACTAAACTATTGCAAACATCCGACCAACCGATTATCAAGTGGCCTAATCGTAAGGCAATACTTGAAACACAAATTCAAAAAATTCTAAACCTAACTAGAGGATGAAATGATAGTTCGTTCTGTAAAAAAGTTGAGAGAGAGGGTAGAGAAAGACATTCTACCTAAAGCCGGTGCAGGTCAAGAGGGTACTGATAAGTTAAAAAATACTTATCTGAAAGATACACCAGGTCAAAAGATTGCCAGGTTTAAGGACTATAAACGACATAAGTAATTATTTAACTGATTGGAATATTATGAAAGATTTGATTATAGGTGCTTGCACCAATTATGATTGGGACAAATTAAAGTTTTGGGTTAACTCAATTAACAGAAGTGGCTTCACTGGCGACAAAGTTATGGTTGCCTTCAATATATCTTATGATACTATTGAGAAGTTAAACAAAGCTGGTTTCCAAGTTATTCTTCCAGGCAAAAAAGATGATGCGAATAACCAATTCGTCTATCAATCGAACTTGCCAATTCATGTGGAACGATTCATCCACATCTATAACTATCTACAAACACACGATGATTATCGGTATGTAATTACAACCGATGTGAAAGATGTTATCTTCCAACACAACCCATCCCAAGCAATAGACCTAGAACTAGGTGCAAGACAACTGTACCTATTTGCTTCTGAAAGTATGTATTATAAAGATGAACCATGGGGCAATCAAAATCTAATTGAAACTTTTGGTCCATTCTTCCACAACATCTTCAAAGAAAATGTAATTTATAATGTGGGTGTTCTTGCTGGTCGTGGTCATGCAATACAAGATTTAGCTGCAATGATTTTTACCATGTCAATCAATCGACCAATTCCAATTGTAGACCAATCAACATTCAACTTTATGATTTCACAAGAACCTTATTTGTCAACAGCAAGGTATTGTAAATCAGAAGATGGATGGGCTTGTCAACTAGGCACTACGGCAGACCCAAGTAAGATAGAGCAGTTCAGACCACTACTGTTGGAAGCGTCACCAAAAATGATTGCAGGCAATGTTACAACTTCTAGAGGAAAAGACTTTACAATCGTGCATCAGTATGATAGAATACCAGAATGGCGCAAAATTATCGAGGAAAAATATAATGACTAAAAGAGTATTAATCACCGGTGGTGCAGGTTTCATTGCACACCACTTAATTGAAACAATTCTGGACACCACAGATTGGACAATCGTATCACTTGACCGACTAGATTTCTCTGGCAATTTAAATCGTCTTGAAGATATTATGAAGAAGTATCCACCTGAACAAAAGAAACGGGTTGAAATTGTCTTTCACGATTTGAGAGCTGAAGTAAATCCACAGACTGCTGGTCTGATTGGTGATTGCCAACTTGTTTTACATCTTGCAGCTGGTTCTCATGTAGACCGCTCAATTGAATTTCCAATGGAGTTTGTGCAAGATAATGTTATCGGTACAGTCAATCTTCTACAATTTGCACGAACACTAAAAAACTTGGAGAGATTCGTATACTTCTCAACAGATGAAGTGTTTGGTCCTGCACCAGAAGGTGTTGATTACAAAGAAAGAGACCGATATAATGCTACGAATCCTTATTCTGCCAGCAAGGCAGCGGGTGAAGAAATGTGTGTTGCCTTTGAGAACACTTATAATATGCCAATTTACATCACGCACACAATGAATGTGTTTGGTGAACGTCAGCATCCTGAGAAGTTTATTCCCAAGGCCATTCGATATGCTCGTGATGGTGAAACACTAACTATTCATTCAGACAGAAACAAAACAAAGGCTGGTTCACGGCACTATGTTCATGCAAAAGATGTTGCAGATGGTTTGATGTTCATTCTTAATCTACCTGAGAACTATGAGAAAGTTCCTGATTTTGGTGGTGCAAAGATTCCTAAGTTTAACATTGTTGGTCCCGATGAAGTTGATAACTTAGAATTGGCTAAACTAATTGCAGAAGCACAAAACAAGGAACTAAAATATGAAATGGTTGACTTTCATTCATCCAGACCTGGCCACGATTTACGTTACGCTTTGTCTGGTGATTATATGGAATCTTTAGGATGGAAACCAAAGATTTCTTTGCGTGAAAGAATCAAAGATATGGTTCAATGGTCATTAGAGAATGATAAGTGGCTTAAATGAAAATAGCATTGTGTCTATCAGGACAACCTCGTAGTGTAAAACAAGGCTATGAGTTTGTTAAACGCAACATACTAGACGGTAACGATGTTACCGTTTTTTGCCATGTTTGGGAAAGTCCAGAGGTCATAGATATTGAACTCTATAAACCTGAAGCGTATATGATGGAGAAATCTTTAACTGATGACTTATCAAAATACACAAGGTTTCCACCACCACAACCAAATTGGAAAGTAAAAGATCCAGTCCGTTCAACATATAATCAATTGTATGCTATCTTAAAGTGCAACGAATTAAAACTTGTATATGAAGAAGAAAACAATATGAAGTTTGATTGGGTTATTCGTAGTCGTTTTGATTTTGCAATTAATGCTAAAATTCCATTTGAAGAATTAGATAACAGTAAACTTCACATACCTAATTGCCGTATGGTACCAAGTCGTGATTTTGGCAATGACCAATTTGCATTTTCTTCATCTGAAAACATGGACAAATATTCTGATACATTTAATCGTATCGATGAATTTTATGATTCGGGTACACAGATGATGTGTGAAGATTTGATGAGTGCAAATTGGAAACAGAAAGGTTTGATTGGTGAGAATCTTGTTTACTGTGATATTAATCACCCGTTTCCTCCAGGTCCATACAATGGGACTTGGCACAGTTTAATTCGTGAGGACTTTGAACAATGGCTTCGTTAGTAATTTGCATGGCTGGTTTGAATACCAGATTCCATGATGTTGGTTTTGATATACCAAAATATCTTTTGCCTTGGGGTGATGAAACAATCATTCATTCGATACTTAAAAATTTAGGTGAGTTTGATGATGTTGTTCTTTTGGCTAACAAGAGAGATGAATATTTTAAAAACAAATTAGTCAAAACTATTGAACCATTGGGTTTAAATAGTGGTAATATTTTGTATATTGGTGATACAAATGGTCAGGCACATACTGCATACATCGGTGCAAAATCTGTAAAAGACCCTACACAAACTTTCTTTGTTCATAATGCTGATACATTATTAATTGGTAGAGATTTCAAAGAGATTGAAGGTTTAATGGCTGATGCATACATTGATGTGTTCATCGCCAACAATCCAAAATACTCTTATGTTAGGTCAAAAGATGGTTTGGTTACTGATATTGTAGAAAAAGATACCATATCACCTTTTGCCAGTTCTGGATTGTATGGCTTCTACAATGCAAATTTGTATGAACAAATGTATGAAGAACTATCATCAGAATTTAAATTTGGCAAAGAGATGTATATTGCCAATGTTTTAGATTTTATGATAGACAGCGGTAAATCAATCGGACTAAACACTCTGAATGATAGTTATGAAACGATTGTTCTTGGTAGTCCTCAAGAATATGGTCTTGAATTGGCTAGAATGAGTTTAAAATGAAAATTAGAGATTTGAAAGGTGGTTCTTTAAGCAACACCGAGTTACATGAGATTGATGGTGTCCGTTACGTCAAGAAGAAAATCAATCTCATTAAAGAAAGAGAGTATGGTTTTGTTCGTTGGTATTCACAGTTGAAAAAAACTCAAAGACTTTCTAATGAATTTCCTAATTTGTTTCCAAAAATTATTGATGTTTCATATGAAACAGATTATGCTGTTCTAACATCACAGTATATGGAAGGTTTCAGAGATGTTAAAACCATCCTATCTGAAGATAAACTGAGTGAACAACAGATTATAAAGATAGTAGATGCTATTTGGAAATCATTTTCTACACTACATTCAAAAAGTTACCCACCAATTATTGGTGCACCTAAATTATATTACAAAGAAGAAGTAAGACAAAAATTAAATGATGCCTTATTGAATGATGACTTTTTGAATTTCTTTAGTCATGCTAAAAATGGAGTGTTTGAGTATAATGGTAAAATAACTCATGGTATATTTTCATATCTAGATGAATTAGAAAATATATTTTTTGATTTGAAACTCTCTACTGAAGAAAATATACACGGCAATCCAACACTAGAGAATATTTTATATTCGTTTGAAGAAGATAGAGTTGTCTTTATTGACCTCTATGAAGAAAGTATGATTGACACTAAGTTTTTAGATTATGCACAAGTGTTACAATGTTCACGCAGTCATTATGGTTATATAAATGACCGTGATGTTACTATTCAAGGTTCAAGTGTATCTCATGCGTTAGAAATACCAAAAAACTTTGAACGATTCAATTTTTACTTTGAATGTAAAATTCCAAATAATTGGATTAAATTGATAAACGTATTAGAGGCTACACAATTTATTCGTATGCTACCATTCAAATGCCGTGCTGGTGAGGTAGAGAAGGCAAAGTTCTTCTATGTTCATGCTTGTAGTTTATTAGGTGAGGTTTTAAGTTAATGGAAAATGTATTAGTTAATTTTGACAATTTTAAAAGAACTTGGTCTGTTAAGGCAGAATTACCAATTTCTTTCACTGTCAAATACTCAAGTGATATCTTCAACACAACTAACCAAGATTTGTTATCTTATAGTGATTCACAACGTAGGTTGGTTGTTATTGACAAAACTGTTTATGAAATT